CTAGTTTATTTGCTCTTTCGGGAGGCTCACCTAGGATTTTCTTTTATTTAGTTTTTCTTATGTAGTAAGACTATCAGACCAAACCCTGAAAGTCAAGGCTATTTGGTGTGATGTCTATCACTTACACATTACGCAGGTTTCCCAAGCGGTAACTCTACCGCAACCTGCTGAACAGGCTACATATCCTAGCCATTGTTCCATTTGAGGGGTGTTACCCTGTTCGAATATTCTGTTAGTCATTTTGACCCTTTCTCGTTGATAACCTTTATCAACTTTCTATAGTGTAACTATAACACCTACCACTGACAAAAAGGGGGGTTACTAGCCAGTAATTTCAAAGTATTTTTGTGAGTTACACCACATTTGATCTATGGGCGCACTATATGTCCGATTTGTCCTACTCAGAGTATGAATCATACAAAATAAACGGATATTAACATTTTAGAAAAGCTAATATTCTAGTTGACTAGAAATATGATATACTAAGATCATGAAAAAGTCGGCGGTAAGACGAATACGCTAATCCCTTGGGGATATAGCTTAATCTGGTTAAAGCATTTGTCTTATATACAAACGACTCTGGGTTCAAATCCCAGTATCCCTACAAAAAATTATATTAACATTTTCATAGATCTAATATTCTAGTCGACTGAGATTAATATAGATTATGATATATATTCTAGTTGACTAGGATTAATATTACTATTTAAAAAGAACGGCGGGGTAAGAGCTTTAGCTCTTCTTGGCTTATATAGGCGTATAAGGCTTAATATAGGTATAGTGATAAAAATGCCACTTACGCCAACTGCCAGAATACATCAAATTGGTCCCTATTCGTCCATATAAGAGACTTTTAGCCCTAAAGGGTACTCACGTATTGGATCAATACGTAATAGACCCTTAAATTGGCCTACAAAGCGAAAATCCCCAGATCTGCGGATATCTGAGGATTCTCTAATATTCAGGAACTTAAAAAGCTCAACCGAATACTACTATAAGTATACTAGAAAATGTCGTCTTCGTCAACTTCTTCTTCAAAGTCTGGTTCAAATGATTCTAGCATTTGGGACACCGCCCCATATGAGTAAATAGCAAACGCTATGGCGCCTGCTCCCATACCTAGAGCAATTGATCCAAGTAGAAAAGTCTTCTTCTTCACTCCGCCTCACTTTCACTATTTAGCGCTGGCCCTGGGCCAAGCAATTCACCATTTCGGTGAGCTTCAATCATTTTTAAAACTTCTTCGCCTTTTCCGACTCCGTCTGCTATCAAGCAGAGAGCGTCGTATATGCGAGCTAATGTTATATATGTGACAATTCCTAGATTGTCATCAATTGTTTGAGAAGGCTCTTCTGCGGCGAAATCACTCATTCGACACCAACTGCCTTAAATGTAGATGGGAAATGTTCTTCTGATAATTTCTTAACAGCTTTAGCATATTGCTGAATCTCTACCTGAGCGTCAGACTCTAGTCTCTGCTGAAGGAAGTTAATTACTCCATGCAAAGATGTTGTCCATCTCCAACGAACATACATTCCGTATGCTGGTAAAAATAAACGAGCTAACTCTGGAGCAATATCTTGATCCATGGCTCTCTTATAAAGTTCTTCGCCGTCCTTAATATAATTCTCTAAGGCAAGGGTAAAGTACTGTCCTTTACCGTCCATGATTGGAGCCCCAGATCCTTGCTTTGAGTTTTCTGGCTTTGACCGCCATTCATTAGCTTGAGGAACATAGAACTCTTCATTTTCTGTAATATAACGACGTGACGATTCGTTCCAGCCATTTTGATCATCTATGTGAGAGCCTGCCACTGCATACTTCCACCACTGCCTAGCAACTACAAGAGGTGCATAAACTTCAAATGTCATTGCTGCGTGTCTAAATGGGCTCGTGTGCCCTTCACGCCACAAAAAGTCGACAAGTTTCTGATCAGCAAGCGTAAGGGATCCGTCATCACGTAGTTTAGACTCTTTGTCATATGAAACACGGGCAGCGTTGGCTACCGATAGGTCATTACCAAGTACGTCTACTAAACGGACGTATCCTTTGTCAAGTACATTATATTTTTCCAATTAAGGCCGCTTTCATTCTGTCATAGGAATTGTATCCTATTTCTATTGTATCATTGCACTCTAAACAGTACAGATAGATTGTATCATCATGTCTTAGATTTGGCAATAATTGCTTATCGTCCTTCTTGCAAAGAAGTTGATTTGGATACTGCTTCATAAATTCACGGACAATTCTTATGTCCATCATTTAGAGTTCTCTGACTTACTCCATTTGCACTGCAGTGGCTTAAATGACTTTGGATAGTTAGATATCCACTCCTTAGTTCTAGGAGTCATACCTTTCCATGCTGACCAGTTTTCTCCACCATCACTCATGTGAAATGCAATAGTTGCATTAGTCCATGGATCAAGTAAGTCTTTATCATAAGTCAAATTAAATTTTTCTCTTCGATCTGCTCCCATAGATCCAAGCATATTAATCTGGAAAACTCCATAAGAGTTATCTCCAGTTTTTCTGTTCCCGTTATAGGCTAGTGGTCTCCCGTTTGATTCCTTCTTGGCTACTGCCCAAGCTTCAATAAGGTCACGACCCTTGAAACCAGCACAATATAGCAACTGAGACAACTCCTCATCAGTTAGCGATTTAACGCTCTTAAAGTCCTCTACGTAGGCGTAGTTTACTTGTGGTACATCATTTGATATACTTGTTTGAGCTACAGCGTTGTTAAATCCTGGAAAAGTTGCACATACAAGTGCACTAATCAGCAATTTAAGGGCTGCGTCTCTTATGGCTTTATTTTTCATAAGGTAATAATCATAACCTATTAGTAGAAAGGCTGTCAAGTCGTGATTTTAAGTTTTAATACAAATCCAGGAAATTTAAATATCTCTACAGGGTATGGGTATGCAGGATATCATATAGTAACAAGTCTACAAAAACTAGGATACAAAGTTCCTTTTAAATACAAGGGTGCTAAAGTTCAATTAAATTTTAGTCAACCACAATTTTTTGAATTAAATAAAGATCAATATCAAATAGGATACATGCCCTGGGAATCAACTCAGTTACAAGAGGGTTGGCTAGATGCACTTAATGAATGTAATGAAGTGTGGGCAACTTCCCCTTGGGTTGCAGAAGTATATAAGAACTGCGGAGTCACTCCGCCAATACATGTTTACGAACACGGTATTGAAAATGTATGGCAACCATTTAAAAGAAAAAGAACAAATGGACCTTTAAGATTTTTACATGTTGGAGAACCAGCACCTAGAAAATCAGGACAGATGGCCTTTGAAGCTTTTGTTGATGTTTTTGGAAATGATCCAGATTATCGTTTAACTATTAAGTCTTATAAATATAATACTATAAGAGTATATAATAAATATAATAATATAATAGATAGTAATATATCTAATATATATAATAATATATCAATTATACCCGAAGAAGTTTCTACCAGTCAAATGGTAGGCATTTTTAACTCGCATCACTGTTTAATCTATCCGTCTTGGGGAGAAGGTTTTGGTTTCATTCCGCTCCAGGCACTTGCAAGTGGCATGCCAGTAATATGCACAGAAGAATGGGCTCCATATAAAAAATTCTTAGGACCACTTGCCTTGAAATCTCAATATACGGAATCACCTTGGCAGAACCCTCACCCTGGACTAATGGTTGAGCCTTCATACGAAGATCTTTGCAATTTGCTAAGAAAGACTGCGGACGAGTATAATACTTTAGCGGACTATTATTATGAGCAGGCTGCGGAAGTAGGTAAAGCGTATGATTGGTTACAGTTGACTGATAATGCCTTTTCAAGATTAAAAGAAAAATTTTAAAAATTCTTTCTTAAGATAAAAAAGTAACTATACTTAGTATTACCAATAAAATTAAACCCAATATATGGGACTAGAGGAGTATTCTAAAATGCAAGAAGTAATTCAAAATCCGTACGAGAACTTTATCGCTTTAAGTCGTTATGCACGTTGGCTTCCAGACGAGAACCGCCGTGAAACTTGGGGCGAAACAGTAGATAGGTTTGTTTTATACATGACAAACCACCTGAAGCATGACTATGCATATGAACCCTCAGCAAGTCTCACCCTTGAGATACGTGATGCAATTTTTAATCGTAACATTATGCCTTCCATGAGATCCGTAATGACTGCTGGTGCGGCATTAGATAGAGATAATGTGGCTGGATACAATTGTTCATTTCTTCCAGTAGACTCACTACGTTCTTTTGACGAAGCTATGTATATTTTAATGTGCGGAACTGGCGTTGGTTTTTCTGTAGAGTCTGTTTACGTTGATAAGCTACCAGCGGTAAATGAACATTTTGAAAAGACAGACACAACAATTGTTGTTGAAGATTCAAAAGCTGGTTGGGCAAAAGCACTTCGTGAATTACTTGCATTGCTATGGCAGGGACAAATTCCTACATGGGATGTTTCAAATGTTCGTCCAGCAGGTGCAAGACTTAAGACTTTTGGAGGACGTGCATCAGGTCCAGAGCCTCTAGTAAATCTTTTTGAGTTTTGTGTAACAACTATTAAGCATGCAGCTGGAAGAAAGCTTCGTTCTATTGAAGCACATGACATTATGTGTAAGGTTGGAGAAGTAGTTGTAGTTGGCGGAGTCCGCCGATCTGCTTTAATTTCACTTTCAGATCTTCGTGACACAGATATGGCAAAAGCAAAAGCAGGTGCGTGGTGGGAAGCTACTGGACATCGTGCTTTAGCAAACAACTCAGTTGCCTACATGGATCGTCCTTCGATGTCAGACTTTATTACAGAGTGGAAAAATCTTTATGACTCAAAGTCAGGAGAGCGTGGTATCTACAACGTTAAGGCTGCACAAAAGCAGGCAGCAAAGTATGGACGTCGTGATGAAAACATTCGTTACGGCACCAACCCTTGCTCTGAAATTATTCTTCGTCCTTATCAGTTCTGCAACTTGTCAGAAATCATTGTCCGTGAAGAGGACGACGAAAAGACATTAGCACGAAAGGTAGAACTTGCCACCATTCTTGGAACATGGCAGTCAACACTCACTAACTTTAAGTACCTTCGCAAAATATGGAAGGAAAATACAGAAGAAGAAAGACTACTAGGTGTTTCTATTACTGGTCAATTCGGAAATGAATTAATGTCTGGAAAGCAAGGTATTGATAAGCTCTCAGATGTTTTAAATACACTTCGTGAGCTTGCAGTAGCAACAAACGTTCAAGAGGCTGGAAAGATTGGCATTAATCCTTCCGCTGCAGTTACATGTGTAAAGCCTTCAGGAACTGTTTCACAGCTCACTGGAGTTTCTTCTGGAATGCACCCATGGCACAACGAATATTACATTCGTACTGTTCGTGGAGATAAGAAAGATCCTCTAACTCAATTTTTAATTGAAGCAGGAGTTCCAGCAGAAGACGACTTTATGAACCCAACTCAGACAAAAGTATTTTCATTCCCTATTAAAGCTCCAAAGGGAGCAGTATTAAGAAATGACTTAACAGCCATCGAGCACTTAAACATTTGGTTAGCGTATCAAAGAGCTTGGTGTGAGCACAAGCCTTCAATTACTGTTTCAGTAAAAGATGAAGAGTGGATGGAAGTGGGTTCATGGGTGTGGGAACACTTTGATGAAGTTTCTGGTATCTCATTTCTTCCTTATTCAGACCATACCTACAAGCAGGCACCTTATCAGGACGCTACAGAAGAAGAGTATCTAGAGGCCGTTGCCAAAATGCCAGAGAACATCATGTGGTCTTTGCTAAGCATGTACGAGACAGAAGATTCTACTACTGGTAGCCAAAACTTAGCATGTTCAGCAGACGCTGGATGCGAAGTAGTAGACATTAACTAGTTCGCCTTTGGCTAGTAGCCATGCTAAAATTAGATTAATACCACTGGAGTGTAAATGCCATTTTTAACTAAGAATTTTAATGTAGACGAAGGCGCTACACTCAACTTTACTATCTTTTGGAAAGATCCGAATGATGTCCCTATTAATATAACTGGCTATACAGCAAAAATGCAGGCAAGAGACAAGCAGGGTGGAAAGATACTTTGCTTTACTCTTACCCATACAGACGGAATATCTATTACTGGGGCAACTGGAAGAATCGACGTAACAGTTTCTGCAGAAAGAACAACTAAGCTTGTTTATCCAAAGTCATTCTATGATCTAGTTCTTACCGCTCCAGATGGAGTTACAAAAACACGCATTCTTGAAGGAACACTTAGTGTTTCAAAGGCGGTTACAGTCTAATGGCTGAAATTACGGTTGTAGATAACTCAAACATTATTAATGTCACACAGGTTGACAATCAGGTAATACTTTCAGACTCTGGAATTCAAGGTCCCTCTGGAAGAACTATCCTTAATGGCTCTGGAGCCCCATCTGACGGAGTTGGAGTAACTGGAGACTTCTACTTTGACGTAGTTTTAAATAAGTTTTACGGACCTAAGCTCACAGACAACTCTTGGCTAAACGCCAAATCTATAATTCTTACGCAAGAGGTTTCAGAAAAGATTTCCTGGAGCCTTGCTCAAGTTAGTTCTACCCCTGATGCAGATGGCTATTACACAGTCACACTTACTACAGCTTTACTTTTCCAGCCAAATGTTACCGTTATTGATAGCGGCGGCAATGCATTCGAAACTGGAGTACAGTATAATGAGAGTAATAAAACTGTGAAGCTTTTCATGACTTCTAGGTTTTCTGGGACAGCCTACCTGTCCTAAAGGGAGATAAAAAATGGCTAGACAGTTTCTTATAGACATTGATTTAAAGCAGAATGAATTACGCAATGCCGTAATCCATAATCTTGGCACAGCGCCATTAAGCGGAAAAGCTGGTCAGGTTTATTACAACACTGGGTCAAATCAACTATTCTTCCACAATGGAACTAGCTGGCAATCAGCTGGTCAGATCAGTATTACACTTGGCGGAGACTTAAGTGGTACAGCATCTACAAATGCATCAGGTCAAATAACTCTTAATGCAACAATTGAACCAAATTCCGTTGCTCTTGGCACAGACACTTCTGGAAATTATGTTGCAACGCTTTCTTCAACAGATACACATTTAACTATTGCAAACTCTGGAACAGAAACAGCTGCAGTAACAATTGTTACAGATGCTACAGCGTTAAATACAGCATCAGCAATAGTATCTAGAGATTCAAATGGTAATTTTGCTGCAGGAACAATAACTGCTAATCTAACTGGAGATGTAACTGGAAATCTAACTGGAGACATTAAGAATACAGACGGAACTGTAATCTTAGACTCTGGAAATTCAAATGCAGTTGCAACATTTACTGGAGACGTTGTAGGAAATGCAGCAACAGCAGGTAAGCTATTAACTGCTAAAAAGATAGAGCTTACTGGAGACATTGTTGGTGAAGTACAGTTTGATGGAAGTCAGAATGTACAAATATCAACTGCAATTCAGCCAAATTCAGTAGCACTTGGAACAGATACAACTGGAAATTATGTAGCTGGAGTTTCTGGAACTACAAATCAGATTACAGTAACTGGCTCAGGTTCCGAATCTGCAGCAGTAACAATAGGTTTACCAGATAACGTAGAGGTTGTTGGAAACTTACAGGTTGGCGGGAACTTAAATGTTGTTGGAACAGTTAACTCAGTTAATACAACTCAAGTTAATATTGTTGATAACAAGATTAATCTTAATACAGCTTTCACTGGTGTCCCTACAACAGATGCTGGAATTCGTGTAGAGCGTGGAGATGCCGCAGATGTCGAAATTTTATGGAATGAAACTGATGATAAGTGGACACTTACAAATGATGGATCTGCCTATCATCACATTGTTAGAAAGTATGCAGAAACACTTTCAACATCACTTGCAACCTATACTATTTCACACATGTTGGGTTCAGAAGATGTTGTAGTTCAAGTATTTGAAACAGGCGGTTCTAAAGAGCAAGTAGAAGTTGGAGTAGAGCATTTTTCTCCAACACAAGTTAAGCTACAATTTGCTACCGCACCAACAGCTGGAGCTTATAGAGTCGTAATCACTGGATAAGGAGTGGATAGATGTCATCTATAAAAAGACTAGTACCACTTCATGCAGTAGAATTATCTGCAGATCCAGCAACTGGAAGAATAGGTGACATTTATTACAATAGCCTAACAAAAGAATTAAGATTTTATGACGGAACTTCCTGGCAGCCAGCAGGAGGGGCACTTAGTGGTATTTTAGATCACGTACACACTTATGATGGCGGAATGTACTCTGTAGATAATATACAGGTACCAAACCCAGGATTTATTGATGGTGGAGACGCTTAATGGCTTCAGTTATAAGATTAAGAAGAGGAACTTCAGCTCAGTGGGCTGTTTCAACAATTGTAATGGCGGTTGCAGAACTTGGATTAGATACAACTCTTAACAAATTAAAAGCTGGAAACGGAGTTCACACTTGGAATAATCTTCCCTATTTAAACGCACTTCCATCAGAAATAGCAGAGCTATCTCAAGACGCTTTAAACATCGCACTTGTTGCTGGGCTTCATACAAGCAAAACATATGACGATGAATTAAATACGATAACTATTGCTTCAACATTAACAAATGTAGACAACACATCAGATATAAATAAGCCAGTATCTACAGCCACACAAACACAGTTAAATTTAAAAGCACCACTTGCAAGTCCTACATTTACAGGTACGGTTACTCTGCCAAGCGAAACATCAATAGGCAATATTTCTTCAGAAGAGATTTCATATGTTAACGGAGTAACATCATCAATCCAGTCACAAATAGATTTAAAGTCTCCACTAGCAAGTCCATCTTTTACTGGAGTTCCAACGGCGCCCACAGCAGTTTCCTCTACAAACACTACTCAGGTTGCTACAACACAATTTGTTAAAACTGCTGTTGCGGATCTTGTTAATTCTTCACCATCTACACTAGATACTTTAAAGGAATTAGCAGACGCTTTAGGTTCAGACCCTAATTACGCTACAACAATATCTGCTGCATTAAGCTTAAAGGCTCCATTAGAATCTCCGACATTTACTGGCTTAGTGGGCGGAATCACAAAAGCTATGGTTGGTCTGGATCTTGTAGATAATACGGCTGATGCAAACAAACCAATCTCTGCTGCCGTAGGCGCCGCTATAAATACTATAAGTGAATCTTTAAATACAAAATCTAATAATTTGATTTCTTCATCAGTTGTTACATCTGGTCCTTATACCCTACAGTCTTCAGATTTATATACTAGGCTAGAAATGCATTCTGCATCAGCAATAACTGTAATTATACCTAAAGATTTATCCGTCAACCTTCCTATTGGAACAAGCGTTGAACTACTTCAGTCAAATACTGGAAAAATAACAGTTCAAGGAGAAGACGGATCAGTAACTATATATGGACCAGACAATCAGTTTAGATCAAGAGTTCAATGGTCATCTATTTTTCTTGAAAAAAGAGGCGCAAACAGCTGGCTTGTAACTGGCGACACTGAGGCATAATGTCCAAATTTAAAAAGAAAAAGGTTGTAACTTCTAGGTTAAAAGCTTATCAGCAGTACATAGATAATTTTGATGGAGTAGTCTTAAAAAGCGCATGGAAGCCTTATCGTGGTAGCTGGGTCCTTGGAACTGGAGCTGCCGTAAGTAGTTCTGATCCAAGCTCATATGCAATATCTGGAGTTAAATTATCTCTTCCAAATCTAACAGCATCAGCTTCAGTATCTGGAGGAACTGGATTATCTTATTGGATTTCTGATGCAAATAGCTGGGTTGCTTCTGTTTCTACTAACACCACTTCAAGTACTTCTAATTGTAACGCTGGTTTAGTGACCAATCAAAGCAACCCGCCTTCTGGCAGTTGTTGCAGTGGAGTTTCAACAATACCTGGTTCGTCTGCATTCTCATACACAGCACAATGGAATCCTCCATCTTCTTATAGCTACGGTGCAACCTGGAATGGAGCCTACTCCTATACTTATTCAGCTTCTTTTCAGAGTGGTTATTCATATAGTTACAGCGCAACCCTGTCTCCCTCTTACAGCTATACTTATTCTGCTTCAGCTACAACTACCGCACAGACAAGGTGTTGTGGAACTTATAATATTGCAAAAGACTACAACGAAAGAATAAATTACATACCTAAATGTTGGCTATGTGATGGACCATGTACAGAAACATATTCTTTTTCTCAATGCTGCCCAGCAGGTACAACAAAATCAGGATCTACTTGCTATTATCCAGGAGGTACATCTTATTCGTGTCCTTCAGGAGGCTCTCTTTCTGGAACCACGTGCACCGTTTCCGTTGCAGGTGGATATAGTTGCCCTTCAGGGGGTTCTCTTTCTGGATCACAATGTGTTGTATCTGTTGCAGGTGGCTATACATGCCCTTCAGGTGGTTCTCTTTCTGGAAGTACTTGTACTGTTCAGGTTTCAGGCGAATATAGTTGTCCTTCAGGAGGCTCACTCTCTGGAAGTACTTGTACTGTTTCTGTTTCTGGATACTATTCATGCCCTTCAGGAGGAAATCTATCTGGAACTACATGCAACGTTCCAGCAGGAGCAAATCAGTACTCATGCTATACACAGACAACAACATCAACATCTTATAACTACTATCTAAAAGTAATAAAGTCTATAGGCGGAGTAGTAAGTTCAGTTGGAACTGATGTAGCCTTGCCCTCTCAGCCTCTAGCATTGAAAGTTGTTATTTCTGGAACAAGCGTACAATCTACAGCATATTCTACAGTATCTATGTCAACATCAATAGGAACAAGGTCTGACACAATCACTTCTCCTTCTCCCACAGGAGTAGTTGGAATAATCAAATCCCCATCCCAATATTTGCAAGGTTCGACAGTAGCCAACTTTTCTGCTACAATATAAATAGAAAGAGGTAGTAATGAAAAATCCATATAAAAGAGAAGCCAGACCTTGGGACTTATTTAATAAGAATCTTGGAAGGGTTGATGAAGAGCTAGCTCAAGAGCGCTTTGAAATATGCAAGGTGTGCCCACAGCTAATTAAAGCCACATCTCAATGTAAAGAGTGCGGATGCCTCATGAATTTAAAAACAAAGTTGCCCAATGCCAGCTGTCCTTTGGGCAAATGGTCTGCGGTTGATCCAAATGAAAAAAAGGAGAACGAATAATGGAAAATCCACCTGTAAAAATTGCTTTTATTATTGATGGAAAGGTTGTGGATGTTTTGCACACAGACGAAAGGCTTGCTGCTATATTTTTAAGCGATCCAGTGGTTATAGATGTGACTAAAATTTATAACGACGCCGCAGGCGCAATAAACATGACAAATTGGGATT